ACATTACAGGAGGCGCACCAACGCGCAGAGGATAGCGTTAGGGCTTACTACAATACCCTGACAGCCAAAGAGTTTTTAGATCAACATAAGAGGGCTTTTAGCCATGAGTAGATGCAAAGCGTGTGACGTTATAATGAATGAGTTTGAGATGAGAAGGATTGACAGAGCGACAGGGGAATACTCAGAGTTATGCTCAGATTGCCTGTCAGCATCCAATGAGGCAACAAAGGAGATAGACAGCCCTATGCAGATCATTCTTGATGATATTGTTAATCCCTTTGAATTCCTAGCGGATATGGAGGAACAGTAATGGAAATTAAATTATGTCAATATGAAGTGTTAGAGGCGATAGAGGAATACATCAAAAAGAAATATGATTTTGACCTAGACTGTTATAATCAGCTAGAAGAGTATCCGACAATATCATACCTTAAACGTATCTATGCTCCAAAGAAGCACAAAAATGGTAAGATTATGAAACACCCAGACTACGGTTATGAGCTGATTGAGGTTGTAAAGACTGAACAAAAGTATATTTCCTTTGGTGAGGATTGTGATTTAAGTTTTTACATAACAGGAGAGTAGTATTGATTTGATGAATAATGGGTATAACTTTTAATGATTGAGGTTATGCCCTAATTCATGTTATACTATACTTATGTATTAAAGGAAAATATTTAATATATAATTATAGTATTAACCAAACGATTCTTAAGTTATACATAAGGGTCATTCACTAAGCTAGAGAAAAAGAGGTAGTAACTATGGCAGTATTAGAAGGTCTATTGGCGTTTGAAAACTTGGAAGAGCATGAGATGTATCAAGGTCAGTCAACTGGTAAGTTCTCAGTTGTCCTAACCTTGGACGAGTCAACTGCTGACGAGTTGGTAGGAAAAGGTGTAAAGTTGCGTGAGTATGAAGGCGCAAAGCAAAGGAAGTTCTCAACTAAGTACAGTGTCCCTGTGCTTGATGCAGAAGGAGGGTCTTTTAAGGGGCGTATTGGTAGAGGTTCTAAGGTTCGTGTCCTGTACGCAGAGGGTACTCCTCATCCTGTACACGGTACTTCAGTCTATCTCAATAAGATTAAGGTCTTAGAGCAAGCTGAAGATACTGGCGGAGAGGACTTCTAAATGACATCCTCGTTTGTCCGACATGAGCCATGCCCTAAGTGTGGCTCAAGGGATAACTTGGCGAGGTACTCCGATGGTCACGCCACCTGTTTTTCAGGTGGTTGTGGCTACTATGAGAAAGGGAATGGTCAGGTTATAGAACAAGCAACACAAAGAAAAGCGAGGCATTTGGAAATGACAGGAACAGTAGCGGCAATCCCTGACAGGAGAATAAGCCAAGAGGTGGCTAAGAAGTACGGAGTCACCGTTGAGTTTGCCCCTGATGGGAAGGTCAGTAAACACCATTACCCATACCACGACAAGGACTCAGGTGCAGTGTTAGGCACTAAGGTACGCATCGTGGACAACAAGAACTTTTATGCTACAGGAGAATTTAATAATGTTGGGTTGTTCGGTCAACAAGCTTTCAAGGGTGGCGGTAAATACATTACGGTCACAGAGGGCGAGGCAGACGCACTTGCAGTTCACGAAATGTTTGACGGAAAATGGCCTGTTGTCTCCATTAGAAGTGGCTCAAATGGAGCATCAAAAGACATTAAAGAAAACCTTGAGTGGTTAGAGTCCTTTGAGAACGTAGTCATTTGTTTTGACGCAGATAAAGCAGGGCAGTTAGCGGCTAAGTCTGTCCTTGATTTGTTCACCCCTAACAAGGCAAAGAATGTCGTATTGTCCATGAAGGACGCAGGGGATATGCTCAAGGCTAACAAGGTCACTACCTTTGTTCGTGAGTGGTGGAACGCTAAGTCATATCAGCCCGATGGAATCATTGCAGGTAATGAGACTTGGGATTTAATCATTAAGCAATCCGATGTTAAGTCCATACCCTATCCTTGGGCTTGTCTGAATGAGTACACCTATGGGTTCCGTCCGCGTGAGTTAGTCACGATCACTAGCGGTAGCGGTATGGGTAAGTCTCAAATGGTACGTGAGTTAGAGCATTACCTGTTAGGTGCTACGGAGGACAACATAGGCATCCTAGCGTTGGAGGAGGACATACCTAAGACAGCATTAGGCATCATGTCCATTGAAGCTGAGAAGCAACTACATCTTAACCAAACTATCTCTGAGGAAGAGAAGAAGAGTTATTGGGATAAGACGTTAGGCTCTGGGCGTATCTATATGTTTGATCACTGGGGTTCTACTAATGAGGACAACCTACTTGGGCGCATACGTTATATGGCTAAAGGGTTGGACTGTAAGTGGATCATCCTTGACCACCTGAGTATTGTGGTCAGCGATCAGGACAATGGTGACGAGCGTAAAGCCATCGACAGCATTATGACTAACCTTAGAAAGCTAGTACAGGAGACAGGCGTAGGGCTATTCCTAGTATCACACTTGCGTAGACCTAGCGGCTCAAAGGCGCATGAAGATGGCGGTAAGATTAGTTTAGGAGAACTCAGAGGTTCAGCGGCTATTGCACAGCTAAGTGATATGGTCATTGGACTTGAACGAGATCAGCAACACGCTGACCCTGAGACACGGAACACCACAACAGTTCGTGTACTCAAGAACAGATTTGTTGGACTCACTGGTGCGGCTTGTTACCTTTACTATGATAAAGAGACAGGTCGGATGATTGAAACTAGTTGCCCTATGGGTGAAGAATCGGAGTTTTAATTATGAAACAGTTTGTACTTGACATTGAAGCCAATGGCCTTGACCCTGATACAGTATGGTGTATTGTTGTGCAACAGCTAGGAGGACACGATGATCCCTTAACTTGGTCAGGAGACAGACTACCTGAATTTATAACTTGGTTACAAAAACAGGACGAGTGCGAACTAATTGGTCACAACCTTATAGGGTATGACATACCTGTACTGGAGAAAATACTGGCGGTAGACTTTAGCAAGTGTAAAATAACTGACACACTGGTAATGTCCCGACTAGCTAATCCATCAAGAGAGGGCGGTCATTCCTTAGATAACTGGGGTACTGTACTTAATTGCCCTAAAGGAGATCATAATGTTTGGGATGTTTTTTCGTATGATATGTTGGAGTATTGCATACAGGACGTTAGAGTTAATGCGTTGGTGTACAAGAGATTGCTTTCTGAACTTAGAGGTTTTGAGCCTGAGAGCATTAATCTTGAGCATCAAGTACAAAGCATTGTTACTCAGCAGATTAAACAGGGATGGCTTTTAGACCAAGAGAAAGCTTATCATTTACTGGCTACACTAAAGGAGAAGAAGAATGACCTTGAAGACGAAGTGCATCAGGTTTTCAAACCATTGCCAACATTTGTCAAAGAGATTACACCTAAGATTAAGAAGGACGGTACACTCTCTGTTGTTGGACTTAAGTTCCTTGGCGAACAATGGCAAACAGCAGTAGCACCCTTTAGTCGCATAGATTTCCCTGTGTTTAATCTAGGCTCAAGACAGCAGATAGGCAGACACTTGCAATACTATGGGTGGAAACCTAAGCAATTCACTGAGACAGGACAGGCCATCGTTGATGAGGCAGTGCTAGGTACAGTGAAGGGCATACCACAGGCCGCTTTGATAGCTGAGTATCTTATGATACAGAAGCGTGTGGCTCAGGTACAGAGTTGGCTAGAGGCTGTTAAGGACGATGGAAGAGTACATGGGTATGTCAACGCTAACGGTGCAGTGACAGGACGTATGACTCATTCAAGTCCCAACATGGGTCAAGTACCTGCGGTTTACTCACCGTATGGTAAGCAGTGCAGGGACGTATGGACAGTACCAGAAGGTTACAAACTTGTAGGTATGGACGCAAGCGGTCTTGAGTTACGGATGCTTGCACATTACATGAATGACGAGGGCTATACAAATGAAATTCTCACAGGAGACATTCACACGGCAAATCAGTTGGCTAGCGGCCTTGAAACTAGAGATCAAGCAAAGACTTTCATATACGCTTTCCTTTATGGTGCAGGAGATGCCAAGATCGGAAGTATCGTTGGAGGAACTGCAAAGGATGGTAAACGACTTAAGGAAAAATTCCTTGGAAATACGCCATCTCTTGGAAGACTACGAGAGCGAGTTGGAGTGGCATCTGGAAGAGGCTATGTTCTTGGCTTGGATGGGCGAAGGGTCTATGTACGGTCACAACACGCGGCACTGAACACTTTGTTGCAATCCGCAGGGGCTATTGT